AGGTAGCGCCGACTTGGTCAACATAAGTCGCAATTGGTGTCGTTGTGCCACCCGCGTAGGTGTACACCTTACCTAACACTAACGGATTACCGTTGGCGTCAAAAAACTGCTGCTTAGGTGTTGGGGTTAATGAAGCCATGTAATCACCTTATCTCTGCGTGTCAATAACTCGTACTGGTTCATTCGCTAATGCGTTGCTATTATACCTATCAGGTGCCAGCGAGTTAACTGCTGCTGTCGTGCCGCCCGTAGATAAAATTTTAGATTCTGCTGACCAAGTTTGCGGGTTATTTAAAAGTTTAAGTACTCGAATACGTTCACCTGCGGGCAAAGTCTCTAACAAATGCTGCGCATTCTCTGGGCTTTTAGAGGCCTCAGTTAAATACTGCATAGTCTTTTTGCCTATCTTATTTTCCAAGATATTTAACGCTTTGTTTGTTGTAGCAGCAACTGCGCTCAAATACGACGGCAGTCTAAACTTCGTCATATTCTCTAGTAGCACTTGTTTCAATGCGTCTTGACCACCTTCAACTTGCGACTTAACTTTAGCGTCGCGGATTACTTTGTTGGCCTCTGTTTTAAGCGTGGCCAAAGTTGAGTCGGCTAATTCGGTGGCTATATTGTAGTTGCCCTTACCTAAGAACTTCTCTACAACTTCCGGCGATTCGTTAGTGACTAACTTAACAAATTCATCTTTATTAGTTTTAAACAATTTTAATGCTTCGCCAGACAAACGCTTTTCAGCGATCTGTTGCATGCCTTTGGTGTAGTCATCTAAGTACTGCTTCCAACCCGTACCACCACTAGCTTCAATCGCATCGTCTATTAACGGCTTTATGTCGCTAAGCACACCCGCAGCAAGATTGCGCTGTGAGGTAGCGTCCATGCCTGGGCGTAGTTGTTGGATCGCAGCGGTAACAGAGTTCTTACGAATAGCTTCTAAAGCTTTTGCGTCAATGATGCCGTTCTTAGCCGTCCATTGTGCGATGTCTCTAGCTACATTATCGGCTGCGCCCATGATGATGTCGTTACCCGCATACTCTGGGTTAGACTTAATTCTATTGATGTTGCTTACAAGCGATGCGCTCTCTAACGGTTTGATACCGTTAACGCGTAATGTATCTGCGGCTGCTTGCGCAAAGCGTGCGCCTTGGCCTAGATCAAGTGATGCATTAGCCGCTTTAGACGCCCACTCATCGGCTTTTACCGCTAACTCGCCGGCGTAGCTATGTCTAGCTGCACCGACTGGCAAGTTGCGCTTAATCATGTCTAAGCGTGCCCATGCTTCAGCAGCATTACCTGCGCTGATTAGATCACGAACCTTTTGTACTTCGGCAGCAGCTTCACCGCTTAGCTTACCGGCTTGCGCTTCATAGTCAGCTACTTGCTTACCTAAGTTTGCACGATTCAATGCCGCATCACGTTGTGGTCCAGTTAATTTATTAAGCGCTTCTTTAGATGCTTCCAACGTGCCTCTTGTTTCAGCAGCCGTGCTGCCGCCAGCCAATTTAGCTAACGCATTTAATGATACTTCGCCTTGCGATTCTTTAAGCGCATTTAAAAAGCGTGGGTCACGTTTACTAGCGCGATCCATTAATGCTTGGAATGTTGGACTGTTAATGTCTGCTGCGGCTTGACCCGCAGTAACACTTTCACCTTTAGCTGCTTTAAGTGCATTAAGCACTAATGGCAAATCAGGACCTAACGCATCACGCGCAATATCTGCGGCTTTGTTTTTTGGAATGCTGAATAGGTCTTTTACTTTACCGGCAACGTAGCCTACGCCTTTGCCAACTAATTGACCACCAAGTTCAAACGTCGCACCTTCTGCTACGTTACGCAATGGCTCGGTCGCAATCTCAGCGCCTTTACGCGGTTGTTTGACGCCCATTAAGACATCAAGACCTTCCATGTATTCTTTACCTATGCCATAGCCAATACCTGCGCCCATTGCGCCGCCAGATACAGGGTTAATGAGTATGGTAGGGGACGCAACAGTACCCGCGCCAACACCTACTATGCCACCACCTGTAGCAGCAAGCCCTTCTACTACCGGCCCAAGATATGGGCGAACTGCGCTATATATTTTTTGACTCGAATCTAATTGTTGACGTGGCGCAGGGATTTCACTAACTGTAGGCTGCAACTGCGTAGGCACTTGGCTTGCCGAACGCATACGACTAATTTCATTTGCTAATGCGGTAGCATCAGCAGTGTTGCCTGCTGCATCCGCCTTAACTAAAGCTGCGCTAAGTTGTTCAATAGTTGCCATAGTTATTTAGTTTTATATTTATCTATAAGCGCATCAACATTAGGCGTAGCACCTGCTTGCGACGCTCTGTTCTGTGCGTTTACTGTAGCTTTGCGAACAACGTCTTGAAGGTCACGCGCAGCAGCTACAAACTCTTTTTCGCTTTGTGCTAATGACATACGCGTAATTGCAGTAGTGGCTTTTTCGCCTTCTTTCTCAGAAATTGAACCCGCGCCTTTAAGTGACTCAAACGCTTCCAAGAATGCGCCGCCTTTAATTTCTTCAAACCTTGATTGGAAATCCGATGCAGAAGTGCCAGGAACAAACCGTTCGCCAAGTCCAAAACCAACTGCGCTATTAAAGCCTGGATGTGGTTCAGTGCCTTGTTGTATAAGCTTGCCGTTTTTATCGCGTACTTCTTGTTTACCCACCAACTCGTCAATAAGGGCGAGTGATCGATTAGCACGGTCAAGAATCTTAGGTAACGCCTGCACTGCTGCAACATCACCTTTAGCAATTGCTTCACCTTTAGCTTTAGCAGCGGCCATAGCTTGTTGAAATGCAGGGTCTTTCTCACGTAGTTCTTTGTCTTGTTTTAGCTTAAGTTCTGCGCCTTGAATACCTTCGGTTTTCTTGTTATGTCTAGCGGTTTCTAATTCGCCAATAGTCGCAGTCTTAACTAATTCATTTTGTGTAGCGTCAAATCCAGGCGCGTTAGGGTTAGTCTGTACACGTACTTTTTTGCCACCAATATCTACAAATTCATATTTAGGTTCTGTGCGTGAAAGTTGATCTTTAGCGGATAACAATTTTTCTAAATTGCTTAACCGAAACTTATTAAAATTTTGATTGCCGCCTGTCATTCGGTCTTGTATTTCAACTTGTTCTAACTGCGCTAATCCGGTGTCGGCTTGTTCTTGCGTGATAAGTTTTTTACTTAACGCGTCAAAAATATTCGCTCTATATTCTGTAGGGTTACGAGAATTACCAATAGACTCCCATCCGTGATCAAGTCTTTTTTTACTTAATTCAAATTCGCTTAATGCTGTACTAGCTTCAGCTTGTTTAGTTTGTGCTTTAGCTTTACCAACATTGGCCTGTGCAGCTTCCGCTTCCGCAAGAGCTTTTCTATGTGTCATTAATCCTGATATATCGCCGCTTTGAATATACGCCTTTTCAAGCATTTTATTCACCACGTCGGGAGGCGCGTCAGCAGGTACTTTAGTTAATATGTCGCGCATAGCGTTTTTTTGTTGATTTGCGCGCGCCAACTCCGTCATTTGCATTTGCCCAAGCATGGCTTGCTGTTCGGCAGCCCTTACTTGTGCAGCACGCGCATTTTGCACGTCTGGCATTTCAATTTGAGGTGGGCGGTAGCCCATTGCAATATTTGGATCGATTGGCATAATTACTGTCCTCGTGAACCCATTGTATTCATCCATGTATCAAAATTTGCTTGCTGCCTGTCTTGGGCCTGTTTATTAGTGTAGTAATTAACACCTTGACCAATAGCTCCAGATATAGCGTTAGCTGAGCCAATGTAGCCTGATGCCCTAGCGTTACCTGCATTAATTGCAGATTCGCCTAATGCATTACCTAAATTACCCGCAGCATTACCTAACGTATTTGCAGAAGTTTGCGCAGCGCCAGATAAACTTTGAAGCGGATTTAAACGTGCTTGGCGTTCAGCTTGATAACGGTTAAATGCATTTTGGTATTCATTAGTAGCATAATCTTGGCCAAACTGAGTAACACCCCGCAATTGATTACCGCCAAGTAGTCCGCCACGCGCAGCAGCACTTCGATCCAACGCTTTAACACCTTCATTTAATCTAAATGCATAGCCTGGGTCTTTATACAAGTCTTGGCCAGTAAAGGGCTGCGCTAAACTGCCGTATCCTGCGGCTTTAGTATTGCCGCTAAGCCCAAGCAAGTCTAATAATTGATTTTGACCTTTTAAACCGGCTTCACGAAACGGGGCTTGTAGTTCAACCTGTTTCTCAAACATTTCCTTTTGAACACGCGCTTGTTCGGCTGACGCGGCGGCTTGTGCATCTGCGGCTGAGCCTGACGCACTTGAACCTATTAATGCGCTACCTACAGTTGCGGCGGCTATAATCCACGGCATGTTAATGCTCCTTAGTTAACGCTTGCGATATGTTTTGAACAACCGACATATCTGCTGGCGCAATTAATACTTCATCTATTTCGTTTTCGTCTGTGCAATCGGTAGCATGAACGCAATACCAAATAACATCAGTTACTGATCTAACGCCGTGATGTTTATTTGCTTTAATCGTTAAACATGCAGGCGCATTAATTATTTGACTTTCGCCGTCAATAATCAATTCAACAGAACCTTCGGCAAGAATTGATAGGTGATCAAATTTATGGGCGTGTTGTACCAGCCAAAAATTCGCAGGGATGCGAGTTTCTTTTGCGTACACACCGCCGCCAAAATGATGCGTAATAACTTCGTTCATACCACCACCCATCGAGAGCCTGACGCCAAGGTTACTGTAACGCCGCTAGCAACCGTTATGATACCCGCAGACATGCCTGAATTGCCCGCCGCGATCGTGTAATTTGATGATACTGTTTGACTATTGACAAATATACCATTACTTGCCACTACTTCGGAAGATGTTAACTCTCCTGTGCTAGGTTTGTACAGCAGTTTTGCGTTGCCGGTATAAATTGTTGACATTGAACCCGATGTCGCAGCCGCAAAAGTTGGGTACAAGTTTGTAGCTGTTGTTGTGTCATTTGATATCGTAATGCTACCGCTACCGCCGCCTGCTGCCCATTTGACGCCTGTTGCCGTAGTCGAATCAGCGGTTAACACATAAGTGTCCGCACCTACCGCCTGGCGCACATTATCTGTGCCATTACTAACAATCAGATCGCCTTTTGTAGTAGCTGGTGACAAAGCATCAAATGCTGCAACTGCGGTAGTCTGGCCAGTACCGCCGTTTGCTATTGCTACTGTGCCAGTCACATTACCGGCGCTACCAGAAATATTGCCTGTAATCTTAGAACCAGCTAACGACGTGATCCAAGTTGGGTCGGCGTAACTACCAGTCGTATAGACGCCATTTGTAACGGTACCTGCATTACCGGATGTATCGACATTAATTGGTGACGGTAAACTTAGCGTTACGCCACCTGTACTAGCGGAAACCGTTACTTGATTAGCTGTACCAGTTAACGAGGTAACGCCTGAATTATTGATAGTGATCGCAGCCGAGCCATTGTAAGTCGTACCAACGCTATACGAAATACCAGTGCCCGCCGTTAAAGCGTTAGCTACGCTGCCCGCTTGGCCAGTCGTGTTTTGGTTAAGTGTAGGTATATCCGCCGCTACAACAGCGCGGAATGTTGGCACACCTGCTGTACCATTTGGTGCTGCAAGGAAATAGTTAGCTGTCTTACTAGCGTACGGGTTTTGCGTATCACCGTAGCCAGACGCCAAACTAATATCTGGCGTTGCGCCGCCTGACGATACAACTGGTGAGGTGCCAGTTACCGAAGTAACCGCACCCGCATTAGTTGCATTAATAGTGATTGATCCGCCGCCGTTTGTGATGCTAATGCCTGTACCTGCGGTAAGCGTGGATTTGGTAAGCGTGTTGCCAGTGCTATTACCAATTAATAACTGACCATCGGTATAGCTAGTTTGACCTGTACCACCATTTAGTACAGCTACAACGCCTGTGACATTACCAGCACTGCCAGAAATGTTACCTGTTATTTTGGAGCCAGTTAAAGATGTAATCCACGTCGGATCGGCGTAACTGCCGTTTGTGTAGACGCCATTTGTAACTGACCCTGCGTTGCCGGTAGTGTCCACATTAATAGGTGATGGCAAGCTTAATGTAACGCTGCCGTTACTAGCCGACACATTAACTTGATTAGCTGTACCAGTTAACGAGGTAACGCCGGTGTTATTGATAGTTACCGCAGCCGAGCCGTTATATGACGTGCCGCTTAAGCCTGTGCCAATCGTTAACGCATTAGCTAAACTGCCAATACCTGTAACTGATGCAGGCGTGACGTTTTTCCAATAGCCCGCTGTGCTGTCGTATTGGATTAGATTGTTGTTAGCAAGCGTAGAAAATTGTACGTTTGAGTCAGTGCCCCCCAATACAGAGCCTGGACGCAACACAACTTGGAAAGACCCGGACCCACCTGATCCTGCATTAATTACAATACCGACTTGTACCTTAATGCCTGGTGCACTAGGCTCTACATTAGTAGGATTGCCGGTAACTGGGTTGTACCAAATTACATCGTCATCCGCCCATGTCTCGCCAAAAGCCGTACCGTTTGTCGTAATACCACGAACTACACCAAAGTTAGTGACTCGCCCAAAACCGTTCAACGCAATATTTTCTGTAGCAACACCAACAATAGCGTTTATATCCGTAATGCCTGCAACTGTAGGCGCAAATGTAATTACTCCACTAGCCCCCACTGTTCCGGTATGGTAAACAATTTGAAGCGGTGAATCAGTAATTGCAGCACTTGCTTTACCGTAGACAAATATTTCTTCGCCAACTTGCTGGGTAATGTTGCCCCCACCCATGCCCATATTCCATGTGCCTGTAGTTGGGTCATACCACATCCGACCAGCGGCTAAGGAAACCCCAGAGCCATTACCCATATCAATATATGTTGGGCTAGCAATGCTGCCGGTAATACCCGATAAAGATGTGATGTCAGAGTTAGCGCCAGACGCTGCTGCACCTAAGTTTGTGCGGGCGTCTGTAGCTGTGGTTGCATTAGTGCCACCATTTGCAATTGGCAGTGGTGTGCCAGAATAAGTTAATGTTAAAGTGCCATTAGTTGTTACAGGGCTACCTGAAACAGTAAATAAACTAGGCGCTGAAATACCAACGCTAGTAACTGTACCGTTACCAAATCCGCTAGGGTTAGATGCAGGATAGGCGCCCAGATTAGTTAATGCATCGGCGGCTGTAGTGGCATTAGTGCCACCGCTAGCGATGTTTACTTTGCCGCTAAGGGTTATGGTGCCGTTAGTTGTGATCGGGCCGCCAGAGGTCGTTAAACCTGTCGTACCGCCCGATACATTAACTGAAGTGACCGTACCTGTGCCGTTACCGCCGCCGCCTGAATTTACTGTATTTAGTAAATTAAGAAAAAAGCGATACCAATCCCGTGACACAACGCCATTGGTTGAAATGGCAGATTGGTTCTTAGGTAGTTGCGGGGTGTTATCTGGATTAGCCATTTGTGCCGCTTAAAACTAACTCGGCACCCATAATCGCCAATTTAACTGGATCGGTGCCAGAAACTTCATACACTCGGTCACGCAGCTTTTCTGTCATACCTAGCCGACGCCAAAAGGCACGATAACCGTACGAGCCTATTTTGCCCATACTAGTCCAATGCTCGTTGGACCATGTGTGGCCGCCATCATCAGACCACCGCAACATAACTTGAGGGTCGTTACCTTGCCCAGTAATTACGCCCACACCTGTTTCGCAATTAAGTTGCAAAGTGTGTTGAGCTGTACGCTTATAGTTGTTTGTGCCAGTAGGTAATGCGCGCCATGACCGTAACCATTTCTGTGGAAAGTCGCCATCAGAAAATTGATCTAAGTCATACGCGTAAATGTTACCGTTCTGAAAATCGCCAACTACTACTTGGTTATTAAAAAACATTTGGCAGTTTGCACGATGACGAATAAATTGACCGTTAGCAAAGCCTGCACGCTCATGCCATGCGCCTGTAGCTACATCGTATACCCAAGTTTTTTGCGCCGTTGGGAACGTCAATACATAAAACAAATGGCCGTCTTGCTGGTAGCTAAAAGCAATCGCATCGGAAATAGTGCCGTAACTTTGGATAGCGTACTCTACTGCGTGAGTAGATATACGTTGACCAATATAGCCGTTTGCCCTATAGACAACACCTTGACCACGGGCATCAGCGCCAAGCCAAAATAAAGTGTTGTCTAACTTAGCGACAGAAAATGTAGCCGCGCAACCAAACTCATTAACGGCGCCTTGAATACGAGCTAATGGAAATGGCGTTGTGCCTGCGTCATACCAGACTTCAACTGATTGAGTACCAAACAGCCAAACTTCACGGTGGTCGACAAATAACGACACCAGATTGTCAGGCATGCCTTCAGCACTAGCAAAACTTAACGGATCAATCTGCGTGCCATCAAGCAATTCAGACGTCCAAAACTTCTGAGAGTTAGGTTCTTGGAATACAAAATATCCATCAAGATAGCCAACTGTTACGGCGCCAGGAAAATCTTCATCCTCAATTTGAGCAAGCTCTTCTGAAGCAGCGTCGTAAATATACCCTGTAGGATTGGCCGCAATAAATAATTGCGTGCCGTTATCTACCATTGAAACAGGACCAGTGCCTGATATGGAGCCTATTTGACTAGATGACCAATCTGAATTAATTCGATAAAGTCTATTTCCTGATACTGCGTAACCGTAACTACCGTATTGCCACAGCCCCCGAATAGGACCTGTGCCAACTTTGGATAGCTTACGCAACCCAGGCGCGCGGTTAAGATAAGCAGGCTCGTTACCGTCTGGTGCAGGTATCGTCTCAGGATACATGTTGATCATACGGGCGTCCGCAGCATTGACGCTGCGGGCGACGTACGACTGGCCAAGAATTGGCGTCTTCATAGATTAGTAGTTACCGGCGTAGATGTTGAAACGCTGACGGCTTGCCACGATTGAGTAAGGCATCGACATAACATCATCAGGATTGTTGATGCGTTTCAGATTACGCTTAGACGTCATTGCAATACGTTGTACCGTTTGTGGTGGCTCAACGCCAAACTCGTTTGCAATCTCGCACGCTAAGTTGTACTTGAATGCACGCAAATAACCTGGCGGGAAGAATAGCTCTGTGTTTAATGTAGCTGGATTATCCAACTCTTGAACTGACACAAAATGCCATTCCAACTCACGCGTAGGCTTTGGGTAAATAGTTAATTGAACATTAGGGTAAGTCATGTTTACAAACATAACTTGCGGGTAAGTAGACGTTACTGTCTTAACCGCAATACCGTTGTACTGCTGCTGATTAATTAACTTAATACCAAACGACACATTTGTTTGTGGGTCGCGGAAATAAGTTGCATCGTCGATCAAAACTGGACGCAAGCCGACAAAATCCCCCGTAGGTCCAAGATCGCGTGTGATTTCATCTGGCGGCCACAAGAATATTTGGTCTTGTGTACAGAAAACTGTCAGACGCTCAGTATTCCACGAATCAACCATTTGATTCATGGCGGTCAATGCGTCTTGAGCCGTTTGTGCGGATGGGTCTTCGCCTTCAGCCAGTTGGCCAATTAATCGAAGCGCGGCTTTTATCTGGTCGAAAGCTGTTGCCATACTAGGCTCCTATTGCGGGTTCTTTTCGTCTGCGCTTTTGAACTTCCAGAGTATTTACTGGAACCACCACTTCGGGAGCCGAGGGCGTGTCGTGAGTATACCTCACCCAACCGTTTTCTTCATCTGCTACAGCTTCTAATTCCATTGTAGCGACTTTAGTGCCGTGCAGATCGTGCCGTAAATATATAGTCATAGTTTAGATGGGGGCCGAAGCCCCCAATATTTTTAGCCAATACGCCAGTTAGTACCATCACAAAATACTGGAACAACATTTGAACCGCCAGCAGCAACGACAGCGCCGATGCCTGCGGTTAATGCCGCGTTAGAATTCGTGACAACTGAACGTGTGCCAAGTAGTGCAGCAGAAGCGGCAGGTAACTGCGCTACTGTGTATGCTTGAAACTGAACGTCGTCAAACAACGGGTCAGCAAAAGCAACACCAATTGCTTTAGTATTTGACATAATTTTTCCTTTAAAAACGGGGGCCGAAGCCCCCATCAGATTTAGCCAGCTATACGGTAGAAAACGTATGTTGCATCACTAGTCTTACGAGCACGCCATGTAGCGGATGTGTTCGCAGAAACCGCAGCTACGCCAACAATTGTACAACCTGTGTTAGCAGTTACTGTAGCAGCGTTAGTGCCACCGATATTGATGATTGTAAAATCAAAAGAGCTGTTTACTTTCATGCTGCTAAACGCGCTGTCTAAGTCCGTACCTAAAGGTAAGGTCAAAGCTGCTGCTGCACCAGTGTAAGTAATGATCTGAGTTGCTAACTCAGCAGGTGTCAAAGTCGCTGCTGCGGTTTTAGCCGTAGGAGTTACTTGAGTACCCATAATGATTTCGTTTAGATTGCCGTCACCTACTTGGTAACCGCCTGCGCCGTTAGGAAGTGCCATGATATTGTCCTTAAAAAAGTTTTAAAAAGAGGGCCGAAGCCCTCCTTCAGTTTAGCCCCAGAGACGAACGCCCATTTGTGGACGAATCGTGCTGTAACCGTATAGAACGTCAATACGGCAAGGCATACGATCGTTGTTGATGTCATATTGACGAACAATACGCATTGACACGCCGTTATGAACTTGGCGAGAAGCCATGTCCACACCTTGTGGCATTAACAAGTCAGCGGTAGCAAAAGTGATCGCGTCTTTGTGATAGATCAAGTTCTGTGCGTACTGGGTTGAAGCTGCGCCGATAAAGGTAACTGCTGCACCGTCTTGTGGGAACGCACTGATGGTCGCCAAAGCTTGATCAGCGGTGTACATAGCTGGGGAAACAGCAACGTTTGTCCAAGCACCGCTAGAAGCTACGTTAGTAGCAGTTACTACGAACTGCTGCAACGAACCAGTGGACTCACGAGTTTGTGGGTTAACTGCATATACACCAGCGATAGTGAATACGTCGCCAACAACAACTGTAGCTGAGCCAGTGCCGCCATCAATACTGATGGTTGATTGACCTTGGGTAGATACAGTGCCGTTTACCAAAATGGTGTCGGCAGTTGAACGTGTACCAGTGGTGTGCTGCTTGATTGACTGAGACATGTTGACTTCGTCGAAGCCCAATACGCCAGTGCCCATCATGCCGTTCTTGAATTGCTTGCTGATTGTATCTGTTGGGTTAAACAGACCTTTCATGCCTTCAACCAAACCAGCGTTAGCTGCTGGGTTAACAGTAGCGTAGCGTGGTGACATTACGGCTGCTGCTTCGTTCAGTTTTTGTTGCGCTTGCAACAGAACTAAAGAAGTTGAAGGTGTTGTGCCTGGTGTACCAACTGATGCATAGATGTTCTTGTATGCATTAGCTACGTCAGCGTCGATAGAAGAAGCCAACTGGGAGATACGTGGTTTCAATACACGCTCTGCAAAGTCATCTAACTGCATGGTTAATTCAGCAGAAGTGAAGTTGATACCGATGTGCTTTTGATTAGCTACGGTCAGAGTTGTGAACTGTTCGTTGTCGTCCTGAGTTTGCAGGGCAGCGCCGTCAGTTACTAAAGCACGATCCGGTAAACGGATACGCAGTGTAGAACCAATTTTTGCGCCTTCAACAGCGAAAGAGTCGTCATATTGACGGTTTACGTTACGGGTGAGTACCAGGTTGTTCTCGAGGATTTCGAGAGCTTTTCTGGTAATCATGTCGATGGTTAGAATCGAATTTGCCATGATATATCCTAAAAAAGAAGTTAATGTTTGCGTTGAGCTTCCCACTTCCTAATTTGACGCTGACGCTCCGCTTCAATCCACTCTGATGTACTCATACTCTTTACAGAGCGAGGGTCAGTGGTGTCAAAAGACGGTGCTCCAGTGCCGCGACCTGATATAGGCGCAATAGGCGGTGGTGCGCTAGTTGTTTTCTTTAAGACTGGTTCTGAAGCTAATTTGGCTTCTAGTTTACCAATCTCTTTAGCCTGCGAGTATGGCGTTAGCTTGGAAATACGATCAGCTTCGCGTGGATTTGAACCTAAGTAATAAGCTAGGTCTGGTCCAACTTCCGACATTTGGATTGTTTCCGCCATCACAGCCGTAATTGGAAGCTTAGGGTTGTATGCGACTTGTTCGAAATCCTCATACTTTGACCTAGCGTCTTCTTCACGGTCGTGGTAAGCCTCTACCAAGTCCATACGTTGTCTTTCAGCTTCACGTTTTGCCAATAATTCTTCTGCTTTACGCTCAGCTAATGCATCAGCATATGCGTCAACAGATTCAAATTGATCGACAGGCGGAAGTTCAGACACCGGCGGTGCTTTGCGTGACTGTTCTCTTTCCCACTTGCGTTGCTCTCTTGCAAGCCGTTTTCCAACGATTGCATCTAACTCTTCTTGTGTGAAGGTTTTAGATTGCTGTTCGTTAGGTTGTTCGGTTTCCGGCGCAATTATTTCGGTTTCAGGGGCAGCCGTTGCTACCTGTTCCGACGCGGGTTCAGCCGCTACTTCGTTTTGAATCTCATCTGACATCTTTGATTCCTAAAGAATCCTCGGTGAACCTCACCGATAAGGTTATTCGTAAATAACTGTTGCCGTAACTGTACCACCGATTACTACATAAATGCCATCTTTTGCATATGCGCCATCTAAAGGCAGCAAATACGAAGTGGCAGCAGCAGGGGTGAAGGTACCTAAAATTACTTTGGTTGTCGTTGCTGCGGCTGAATCATAAACCGTAATTGTTGGGGTGCTTGACGCTGAGCTGACAAAAATACCTTTCAGCTTGCCCGCCATCGGTTTAATGTTGGCCGTAGCCGTAATGTTTGTATAATTTGCCATGATCAGCCCTATGCTAAATATTTAAGTTTGTATAGTGTCGACATATACAAACCTTCGATCTCGTCGATGATATTGTGCAATGCCGTGCATTCTTTTTCAACCACATCATAACGAACTTTGTGGATTTCTTCGAGTTGGTCTTCTAAAAACTCGATAATATTGCCAGTTTTTTTGGCAGACATCAAAGTTATTGGGCCAACCAAGCCATATTTACCTTGATACGCCTCGGTAAATTTATCCGCAAAGTCTACGATTTCGTCATAAAACGTGTTTAAAGCCATGTGCTTTGAAAAGCTGCGGGTGTTCAAATGCACGCTGTGTGCAACATCCCTAGCTAAAAAGAACATCCCTATAAAATCTGCTGGCTTCATTGTGGCATTCCTTGTTCTGGTGGTGGCATCATCTGCTCTTCAGGCATCATTTGCTCTTCAGGCATCATTTGCTGTTCTTGCGGTGGCATCATCTGCTCTTCATTCATTTCCATTGACATATTTTCTTCACGGCTTGGCATTTGAGCCATTAAATCATTTGATTCCATCGCAGCAGCAACCACACCCATTGCAATATCTTGGATTTGTTGCTCAGTCATGCCTGCTTGAACCGCAGAAATACGCTTAGTTTCAGCATCAAATGCTTTAATTTGAGCTTCAAATTCTTTGCGTTCCATGTCCTGAACTTCAATGGATTTGCCGACATTCTTCAACATGTCATGCAACTGATTAAGCTCTTGCGCCATTGCTTCCATCTGCTGCTTAGCTTGCTGCATCTCTGGCGATTCGTCAGATTCAGCCATAATCTTAGGATCAATGATCTTAGCAAAACGCTTAGCCATTTCCTGCGCGCCTGGCCAATCCATGTTCTTGATAAACAAGTCGCCAGCAACTGACCACAACTGTGGATTGCTTTGCAAGATCATGCCCATTGCATCCAGTGCCTCTTGACGTTTGGTCATGTAGCTTGGACCTGTGGTCACAACAACATCGTACTTACCAACCGATGGGTTGTAAATTTTGTCGATTTCGATGCCTTGGCTATCAACAATTTTCTTAACTGGCTCTGGCTGAGTCGGGTCAATCTTGACCATATCTGTCTCACCATCCATGCCAACAATACGAGCCACACGTTGTGTGTCGTAAATCTTTGGAATGATGTCAACTAACTGACGTGTGACGTGACGAATAGCGCGTGCCAGATTGTCCACGTAATGATAAGTGCCAGTATCAGACTGACGCTCACGCGCCATAATCGCTTTGCCCGAACGCTCATTAGAAGTCGCTCCTAAGCTAGTGTCATACTGACCAGTTGTCGATTTAATGTCATCCGACGCACCCATCTTGGCCTGAATCAGACCAGTTTGTGGCAGTGGAGGCGCTGCGCGCTGTGGTAATGGAAGCACTGCACCATTTCCGTCAGTTACGTCAGGATTTACCTCTAAATAAGGCCAATTCTGCGTGTTTGCGGTCTTCCACTGCATTTCGTAGCCTTCAAACTGGCCACCGTAGCCAATAAATGGCGCTTTTGGTGCCAAAGCAAGCATTTCTGCCTCTTGTGACACCCAATAGTTGTACATTCTCTGTGCATCTTTGGCATTTCTCACCAATCCAGAGATGTAAATACGACCGTCAACTTGGAATTCGTTACCAATTACGCGTACAACAGGGATAAATTTACCCACCCAGTCACGCTTTTCAAGCATTTCATAGCCGTTTGTCTTGCACCACTTCACGCGCTGCGCGTCAACTTCACGCGTACGCAGTGGTTTGACACCCATTTCCTTTAGCTGCTTAGCTTCGGGTGAGCCTTCAAACGCTGTGATGTTGCCTGGGTATAAATGTAGTGTTGCCTTGTCGTATTCAACGTAGTAATACTCAGCAATACGCACCGTGTCTTCGTTAATCCAGACATTAATACTCTGGTCGCCCACGCCTAATGACTGCAAGCTAGAGATCGGTGTGCCATCTGGAAACATACGCTCATAATCAGAGCGCAATATGTCTTCGGTTACGAAACACCATTTTGCATCCGCACCGCATGGGTCTTGGATGGTCGGGTCCATGTAAACAGAGAAGGAGTTACGCACACGCATGATCTTGATGTCTTGATCAAACGAGTTGTCGTCACAGTATTCCGTAATGATACGGATGTAACCTTCGCCGTAACTTACTTGGTTTTCGCAGGCGGTGTCGTAGGCAACGTCGGCGTCCGAGATGTACTCGATATGCCTGACCATGCCATTGTAGATTTCTGCAACTTCTGGGTCAGCGTTGTCGTCGGCAGGAATAACTTTGCCGCTCGGACGGTTTTGTCTTTGGTCGTTGGTGACTTGTCGGACATGCTGAGGCAGTTTATTAATTGTCAAACATGGGCGTGCATTGATCGTTTGACCTTGCACTGCGCCACGAGTAGCTAATACGTCTGATGGCCATTGCCAGTGATTATCTGGTGAGCCTGCGTAAAATTTTAAGTCGTCTAATTCATCGGAGCGGCTGTCAGACAGTGCAGAGATCGCCATTTGCAGGCGGTTACGCATTGTTGCTAATACGTCTGACTCGCTTTTGCTGACATCAGTCGGCTGTGGATTACCGCCCACATTCGCAACTTTTGCCGCCGTATTGATGCCAGTATAGTCCATTACTTTTTGCCTTTTGCAGGTTTTGATGCCGCGCGTTTGGTTGCGTAAGCTATTGCCACCGCTTGTTTAACCGGTTTGCCCGATTTTACCTCAGCCTTGACATTTTCACGAAATGCTTTTTCAGATTTTGATTTAACTAATGGCATTATTTACCTTTCTTAGCTGTCTTGGCAGACTCTTTAAAATCCTTCTTGGTCGGCGCGCCTGGTGTGCCTGGCTTTCTCATCTTCTCGTTAGAGCCTGCTTTGATGCGTTCGCGTTTAGCATGTATGTTTGCGTAGAGGCCGTTTTTCATTAGCACTTCCACCTTTTCAAAGATGCCTTGGCGCGGGTTGCGTCGCCTTTAGCGTTTTTCACTACGCCTTCCATACGGGCGCAAAATGATTTCTTTCTGCCTTCGTCTGCTTTAGTCTTAGGGCTTGGCGCAGGCGCTTTTAGATTAGAACCTGTTTCACGGTTGTACTTCTCACGTCCTTTAGCGGTTAGCCCCGCACCTTTGGACACCGGCAACTTTTCGCCTCTACCTACGCTTAACGACACACCTTTTTTTGTCGCCATCTTAGTTCCCCATCCAGCCCGTTGCGGCTGCTTGCTGTTGGTATGACCGCGGTGCGCTTCTGGTGCCGCGATCATAACTTGACTCTCTATGTGCTACAGGAAATGCAAAGGTCACTGCTAATGCATCCGCCGCATCGGGTGAGGCTAGACCGCGTGACTTCATTTCTTTCTTGCCTTCTAAGTAAATCGTGCCTGACGAGTCCGGCTTTTTCATCGGTCCAGTCAAATCAGCTTTTAGCTGTCGATCGTTCGGTATACTGGCAGTCTTCAACCAATCCCGCATAGCGCCCCACATCTCTGCGCGCTTGTTGCCCCACATGACAGGCTTGCTTGATTTCCAACCAAAGTTAACCCCACGCACTTTGTATCGCTGTTCTTTTAATCTGTCAAGTATCCCGTAGCCCAGACCACCTTCGTCGATCACCGTCAGTGCTGGCCGGTACTCTTCAATGGCATCAATCACCCGTCCAACTGTGGTCATCGTGTCCTCGCCGTGGAAGCGTTTGATCGCCACCAAGTCTCGACCTTGTCTCACGACTATTACGGTCGAGTCCGCGCCACCTCGAGCTGGGTCAACGCCGAGAATAATTGGCGCCGTCGCATCCTTGTATTTCTCCCGACCACCGGCATCGTCGACAAGACGTGCACCAATAAACTGATCTTCGCCAGCCGTTGGGAATTCACCGTAGACCTCAACCCTAGCCTGTGGCGAATCCTCGCCATATTCCGCAATGATCTGCTCATATACCTGTTTGTCCGTGTCTTCTACTGTTCTGGAATCAATATTGCGCGTATTCCAAAAGTTACGCTTGGCGTGGAAGCACTCATAAAAGTACCCTTGGTTTCGTCGGGGGTTGGAGAACGCAAACCAATATCTATCTAAAATCGGCTCGGTAAAAAAGCCCGCACCAACCGACCAGATCGGGTCTGGAATACCGGACGCCTCATCAAAGATCAACATCATGCCGTCGTGGTTATGCACACCGGCGTAACTGTCAGGGTTTTCTTCCGACCAAAGTTTACCTTCCGCCGCCCAATAACGCGTACCCTTCTTTAAATCCCGCTCAACCAACTCCGTAATCCATTTGGCCGGCACCAACTTAGTCGCTGAGATTTCCCACCAGTGATTATTAATAATCATCGCCTGCCATTTGGTCAACTCACCCCAGGTCACTGACCGGAGCTGCGCTTCACTGTTAGCTGACACAATTACTGACGACCCGATGCGGGTGGTTAACATCCACAGGATTAGCCAACTAACCAACGCCGACTTACCGATACCACGACCAGACGCAATCGCCAGTCGCAACGCCTCCATGTCTAACTGGCCTCGGTTTTCTTTAATGTGGTTGGCTATTGAGCGCAGCGTTTGCCGCTGCCAAGTGCGAGGACCTTTGAAGTGCGCCAGCGGCGTGTTAGGTTTGCCCCAAGGAAAGGCAAACAACACAAACGCTTCTGGATCGTCCGCAACTTGCGGCGCCCAGAGTTGCGCCATTAGTAGTTGCTCACCTTCTGAATCATATATCGGCAGTTGTGCCATGCGTCACTTTGGTTGTGGATAACGTAATTCTGTTGGGCTAGCAAATGGGCTTAACCCTTGCTCTAGCCGCGAGATGGCATGCGCTTGCGCCTTGCGGTAGATACCTTCTGGTATCTGCTCGTCTTCTTTTAAGTTCTTAAGCATAGCCAACTCTTCCGGCAGTAGCGTTGGCACCACCAACGGATGCGGCACTAACTTGCCGTTGTACTCAAACGCCGAGGATAGCTCCGTCATCTTATCTAGCGGCTTACCGGATATGTCGCCCATAAACCCTCGACCTTTGGGCAGCACTACTTCGTCTAAACCAGACTCGCCGCCGTAACGCATACCGTACGGGGCTATCCCTTGCGCCAGCATATTACTAGGCTTCTTGGCGAGTGCGTTCTTTGGCATATTCTAAAACCTCTGATTTCTGTTCGGTGATCAGCCCGTCAATGACGCGCTCTTTTGCTTCTTGCAACGCCTGCGTGATGCTGATCTTTTGATATACGTCGATGCTGATTTCCTGCTTGGCCGTCCAGCCGTGAGCGTGTTGCAGTATTGCTAACGCTGCCTTGGCGTCGCCGTTACGGGCTGCGTCACGCAGAAACGCAGATGCTTCACGCTCACTGTCAGCGCGTCCTTTTAATTCTGCCATCTCGGCAACTGGGTCAAGCTGACATAACTGCCGGTACTCTTGTGGCAGCATGCCTGCTGCTAACGCCAATGAGTCGCCCTTTAATCCTAACGCCGCAGCATCGTAGATCGCCTGAAGCCTGGCTTCAGTCGCTTCTATTTTGCGTGGTGTGAATGGTAAAGATTTAAACATAGTTTGCAGTATATAACATGATTTAAAAAAGCTTTGTGCTTGTTAACTATAAAAATAAAAAAAATTTTGCGTGATGCCTCCGTAGCCGTGACCGGACGTCGTCGGCCCCCCACCCCCCTCCCTCAAGCTAGTTGCCAAAAAAGCAAGTTAGTAAGTGCTCACTTATTTTTGGTAGGTTAGTGAGTACTCACTTATTTTTGTTGCCGATTTGACATGAGGGCAAGTGTCGGCAATGTTTTTTAAGTCGCAAGTCGCATGCTTACACAAGCTTACAAGTGTTTACGCGGGGCAATACTTTGCCTATTTTTTAGGCATGTTGTCAAAATAGTATGAGGGCAATGAGGGCAATTTAGAAGTGCCTTTTAAATCGGTGCGGCTACATACGTCGCGCCTAATTGCACCCC